GGGCTAGGATGCCTATTACTGCTTTAGTTGGAGACGCACTTCTTGAAGAAATGCCAGAATCTATGGAAACACATTTAGCACAGCCTTGGGATTGTAGTTCCCGAGACCATGAAGTTGTTGTTATGGATCGCGTATCTTCTAGCCCTTGGTTATGTAAGATAGATAACGAGTTTCATACAGGTAAGTATTTGTTTACTGTTGATTATACAGGAAACGACATTGCTGATGATCCTGCACAACATAAGCAGAATCACGTTATTCAGCTAACAGATGCTGGGAAATGGACAGGTAACATAATAGCGTTACCTAATAATCGTGTAAGAGCGACCAATCCTGCATTATGGGAAACAGGTTCAGGAGCACCGGACTTTTACCCTAGCCAGCACGTTCATAGTGCTGAAAGTGACGATAGTTATATGGATCCGAATATTACATTTAATAATTTATACTCTGAAGGAGAATAAAATGCCTGGAAAGAAAGCAAACAAAAAGATGCCTAAGAAGATGATGAACGGTGGAAAATCTTCTAAAAAGATGCCTATGATGAAGAATGGCGGCAAGCCTAAGAAACGAAAATGAGAAGTTTTCGTTCTAAAGAGATGCCTTACCCGTCGCCTAGTAATAAACAGGCCGCAAAAATTATGCCTTCTATTCCTGAAGCTAGTGATAAAGGTTTTGCGACGGCTACGAAACTGGAACAGCCGACTGTAAATCTCGAAGGTAAAAAAGTAAAAACGAAAGGAACAGGTGCGGCTACTAAAGGATTAGATTTTACTAGCTACATTACCTAATGGATTTTTTAAAGTATTCGGAGTTTTTACTCCGCAAATTACGTGAGAGACAAGCGGATCTCACGCATACACTCGCCACTGGTGGCGCACAAGACTTTGTTCAGTACCAACGAATAGTTGGTGAAATTTCGGGGCTTAATTTTGCTGAACAAGAGATAACTGCCCTGCATGGAAGGATGGAAGATGTCGAAGACGACCGATGAAGTTGATCTAAGTAGCATAGAAGCTACCCCTAAAAGAGTTTTGAATTTTGGTTCTGATACGCCTTTAGAACCTAAAAAGGAAGCAATAACTCCTGAAAATTTAGAATCTCATGCGGATAAACTACCAAACCCTACAGGGTATCGTATGTTGATCCTACCGTTTACTCCTCCGGAGAAAACAAAAGGCGGTATTATGTTAGCTAAACAAACTCTTGATAAAGAGCGGATAGCTACCGTAGTTGGGCTTGTTGTAAGAAAAGGCCCAGATGCATATTCCGATCGTGATAAATTTCCTGAAGGCTCTTGGTGTGAAGAGGGTGATTGGGTAATTTTTGGTCGCTACGCAGGAGCAAGATTTAACATCGATGGAGGCGATATGCGTCTTTTAAACGATGATGAAATCTTAGCTACTGTAAACAATCCAGAAGATATTCTGCAATAAGGGGATAGAAAATGTCTGAGTCTCAAGAAATTGAACTAATACTTCCAGATGAAGAAGTAGATCCACGGGAAGCTGATGTATTACAGGAGTCTTCTCAAGATTTCGATACGTCTGCCTCTCAAGAAAACAATGTTGATGAGCTAGAAGATTATAGCGACGGTGTTCAAAAGCGTATTGATAAACTAACTTATCGTATGCGAGAAGCTGAACGTCAACGAGAAGAAGCGGTTGAATTTGCTAAGAAATTATCTGACCATAATACCTCTCTTCAAAGTAAACTGCAGTCTTCTGACTCTACGTTAGTTAGCGAGTATGCTCAAAGAATTGACTCTGACAAAGAACGCGCTCGTCGTGCTTTAACTGAAGCTCAACAATTAGGGGATGCGGAAGCAATTACATTAGCTACAGAAGCGGTTGCTAAAACTTCTTATGAAGCGCAAAATGCCCAAAGATTAATAGCACAGCAGAAAAACAGACCTCAACAGTCTCAACCTGCTGCGCCACAGCAAAGAAATTTGCAACCAGCTGCTCCTGATCGTGCTGCACAGGAATGGGCAGAAAAGAACAGTTGGTTTGGTGACGACGATGGCATGACGTATGCTGCTATGGGTGTTCACCAAAAATTGATAAAGGAAGGGGTTCCTCCTAGTTCTACTCATTATTATCAACGGGTAGATTCTGAAATGAGAAACCTCTTTCCACAAAAGTTCGCCGATGAGACGAAAAACGTGCAGTCTGCTGTAGCAGGGGCCAGCCGTGGGGCTGGATCTGTTAAAAAAGGCGCACGCAGTGTTAAACTCACACCTTCACAGATAGCAATAGCTAAACGTATCGGTGTGCCTCTTGAAGAGTACGCAAAATTTGTATAGGAGATGAAAATGACAGATCGCACCTCCAGATCTGCTGAGACACGGGATAAAACGACCCGCCGCAAACCTTGGCAACCACCCTCAATGCTAGACGCCCCTGATGCCCCTGCAGGCTACAAACACAGATGGGTTCGTGCAGAAGTTCGTGGGCACGATGACCGAGCAAATATGTCTAAACGTATTCGCGAAGGATTCGAGCCAGTAAGAGCAGAAGATCATCCTGATTTTGACGCTCCTACTATTGACGACGGAAGACACGCTGGTGTTATTGGAGTTGGTGGCCTTATTCTCGCAAAAATACCTGACGAGACTGTAAATGAGCGGAACGCATATTTCAACGGAAAGACTGCTGACCAACTTTATGGTGTTGACAATGATTTGCTGCGGGATAGTGACCCTCGTATGCCACTAAGAAAAAGTGATATTCGTAGGGACTCTAAAGTGGAGTTTGGTAGTCGAAAACCGACTACTGAATAAATCATCATTTTCCTTAAAGGATTAAATCATGGCTAATGTAGACGCCCCTAACGGGTTCACACCAGCTTACCATCTTTACGGTGGTACAATCCGTCCTCAGAAATTGCGTATTGCAAGTGCAACGAATGCTTCCATCTTCACTGGAGATGTAGTTATTCTTTCTTCTGGGTACGTCGTTCAAGGTACAGCCACAGGCGCTCCATGTGGAGTTTTTGCTGGCGTATTTTACACAGCAACAGACGGTACACCAACATACTCTAATGTTTGGACAGCAAGCGTAGCTACGCTAGGTTCAGCTGACGCAGAAGCGTATGTATATACCGATCCGGCAATTGTGTATGAAGCCCAATTTACAGCAGGTACTCCTGCAGTAAGTTTTATTGGCGCTAAATATACAATCACCACAACTGCTGGCAGCACCAACAATGGACGTTCCAAAGAAGGTGTTACAGCAACTACTAGCAGCGGCATTGCGTTGTTGAATAGGTTTGTGGATTCGCCAAGTAATTCAATCGGTGCTAACGCCCGTGGTTACTTTACATTCCCAGCTAACATATTCGCGGTATAAGGAGAGTAACTAATGGCTATTAATAGAGCGCAACTCGTAAAAGAGCTTGTTCCTGGCCTTCATGCCCTCTTTGGTTTAGAGTATGAACGCTATACACCAGAGCATGAAGAAATTTTCGATACAGAAACTTCTGAAAGAGCCTTCGAAGAAGAAGTGATGCTTACTGGTTTCGGTGAAGCCCCTGTAAAGTTTGAAGGTTCTGGCGTATCTTATGATACTGCTCAAGAGTCTTTTACTGCACGGTATTCGCATGAAACTATCGCATTGGCTTTCTCTTTAACTGAAGAAGCTATTGAAGATAATTTGTACGATACTCTGTCTTCGCGTTATACACGAGCACTCGCTCGTTCTATGATGCAAACCAAGCAGATTAAAGCAGCTAATGTATTGAATAATGCATTTAGTAGCTCTTTTCTAGGCGGTGATGGCAAAGAACTGTGTGCAACAGACCATCCAACGGTTGGTAATCAAGATCAAAGCAATGAGCTGTCAACTGCAGCAGATTTGAATGAGACTTCATTAGAACAAGCGTTGATTGATATTGCAGCTTTCGAAGATGAGCGTGGTCTAAAGATCAATGCTCAAGCCCGTAAGTTGATTATCCCATCTGCTCTGCAATTCGTTGCAGATCGTCTACTGGAAACTCCAGGACGCGTAGGTACTGCGGATAACGATATCAATGCTCTCCGTAATATGGGTATGGTTCCTGAAGGATATACGGTTAATCATTATCTAACAGATACTGATGCCTTCTTCCTGAAGACTGACGTGCCTAACGGTCTGAAGCATTTTGTACGATCTCCTGTATCAACTAACATGGAAGGTGACTTCGAAACCGGAAATGTTCGTTATAAAGCAAGAGAACGCTACAGCTTCGGCTTTAGTGATTGGCGTGGTATTTTCGGTTCTCCTGGAGCCGCATAATCCTGCTGATATGCTAAAAAAGAGAGGGGCACTTGTTGCCCCTTTTCTTTTTCTGGAGTATAACACTTCTATCCCTGACAGGTGCATCCCGTATCTGACACTAGCCACGACAGGAGATTATCATGGCGAACACTACTTTTACAGGACCAGTGCGTTCCGAAGGCGGCTTCCAAGTTGTCTCTAAAAATGCAACAACAGGTGCTATTACAACTGTAGCAAATACAGCTTCAACAGGTGTTGTTACTAACACATTTGTAAAACACGTTGGTTTTGCTTCTGGTGTTACTGTAAACAGCACCGCAGGTGACAGCCCTACTATTGGTACTTTTGTGCAGCCAGCAAACACCATTATCACAGACATCAAAATCTTTTGTGATGTTGCTCCAGTTATTGGAGAAGGTGATATTGGCTATGAAGTTGGTACATCTTCTTCTGGCGCACAAATTGTTGCGACTCAGGCAGACGAAATCTTAGATGCTGGTACGACTGTTGTTGTACACAACGTGACTATTACAGCATTAATACTCCAAACACAGGATGGCACAACAGCCCCAGCTTCTGTTCAATATACAGATGCAGAGCGTAACATCTTCTGTAACATCACTAACACGGTTGATGCTACAACGGCGGGATCGTTTACCTTTATCATCGAGTACGTTCAAATCGCGTAATCAATTTGATTGGGGCGGCAACGCCCCTGTCTCTATTTAGGGGTAATGTATGGCTGATGCGGTAGCAACTCAGAAAATTCAAGATGATGGCAGTACAGCCATTTTTAGGTTTACAAATGTTAGTGATGGCTCTGGCGAGTCTGCGGTAGCTAAAATTGACGTTTCGGCGTTAGCGGTAGACCCAATGACTAGCAAGGCGTGTACTTCCGTTTCTATCCAAAGTATTTACTACAGCACTGTAGGCATGGGCGTTAAGATATTTTTTAACGCAAGCACTAATGTTTTGGCGTGGCAGTTAAACGCTGACTGGGCTGACACTTTAGACTTTTCAAGTTTTACCGGCATTCCTAACAACGCGGGTAGCGGCAAGAATGGCGACATTCTTTTTACCACTGTTGGGCATGGTTCTGGCGATGTTTATAACATAGTGATGCAAGTTCGTAAGTACTTCTAGAGTCTGTTATGGCTAGGAATTATAAAGAAGAGTACAAGAGCTTTCACTCCAAGCCTGAACAGAAGAAGCGCAGGGCTGGCAGAAACGCAGCTAGGCGCAAATCTGAAGCAAACGGCACTGTTAAGAAAGGGGATAAAAAAGATGTTCATCACAAGGATGGCAACCCCCTTAATAACAAGCCTAAAAACTTAAAAGTTGAGCCAAGGTCAAAGAACCGTGCGAGGAAGTAATGAGCCTGACAGACGCAGAAAAGAATAGGTTAAAAAAGGTCGGTCTTAGCGGTCTAAACAAGCCTAAAAGAACCCCTAGTCATGCCACAAAAAAGGGTGTTGTTGCTGTTCGTGATGGCGGTAAAATGAAAGTCATAAGGTTTGGTGATCAAAAGATGGGTCACAATTACAGCGCAGAGGCTAGAAAAAGCTTTAAAGCTCGCCACGGCAAAAATATTGCTAAAGGTAAAACTAGCGCAGCGTACTGGTCAAACAAGCTCTTCTGGAGTGGTAAGGGTGGTAGCACTAAAAGCCCCCCTAAGTCTCAAAAACAAAAGTTTGGTAAGTCATAATGGCTATTACAAGAGCGCAAGAAGCTAAACA